GGAGAAGATTTAGTTATTAATCCAAGAGAGGGTGGTGTATTTTATTACGACACTAGTGCTGGGACATTAGGCACTACTAGAGCTACAGCATTAAGTGATTTAGCAGGAGCAAACCTAGCACCTACAGTAGCATTACAAGTTTTAGTTAGTGATATAGACAGACACGTTATATGTTTCGGAGCGGATCCAATATCAGGTAGCTCGCGCACAGGCACCTTAGATCCAATGTTAATAGCTTTTAGTGACCAAGAAAACGTTGCTGAATGGGAACCTAAATCAACTAATACAGCAGGGTCTATAAGACTTTCTGCAGGTTCCTCTATAGTAGGAGCTATCAGAGCACGACAGGAAACTTTAGTTTGGACAGATACCTCTCTTTATTCTATGACTTTTATAGGTCAGCCTTTTACTTTTGGAGTTAATTTAGTTAATGAAGGAGTAGGTCTTATTGCTCCTAATGCAGCTGTAAACTCACCTAAAGGTGTTTTTTGGATGGATAAAAAAGGTTTTTATAATTATAACGGACAAGTACAAGACATACCTTGTACAGTACAAAATTATGTATTTAGTGATTTTAATCAAACACAGTCTTTCCAAGTTTTTGGTTTTCTTAATAAAGCTTTTGATGAGGTTGGTTGGTTTTATTGTTCCGAGAGCTCAACAACGATAGATAGGTATGTTATTTTTAATTATGAGGAAGGTTCTTGGACAATAGGTCAGCTTAATAGAAGCGCATGGGTGGACGAGGGTATATTTAATAACCCTATGGCTACATCTTCAGGATATTTATATAACCATGAAATAGGTAACGATGACGACGGATCCCCTATGGATAACGTATTTATAGAATCTAGTGATTTTGATTTAGCAGATGGCGAAGATTTTCAAGCTGTAAACAGAATAATTCCTGACATTAAATTTACAGGAAACGGAGGTACGGGACAAACAGTAAACTTTGTTGTTAAAACTAGAAATTTTCCAGCAGAAACATTAAACACGTCTGCAACAAGCACGTGTACAAGTAGTACCTCTAAGATAGATACTAGGATCAGAGCAAGACAAGCAGTATTGCGAATAGAATCAGATGACGATAATAATATTTCAGCAAGAACAGGTGTAGGTTTTAGAGTAGGGGCAACTAGAATGAGTGTTTACCCTAATGGTAAAAGATAATGAGTAAATTATTAGAAACGAAACTACCTGTTGCGATAGGGGAAATATCTCCTGAAACTTTTAATAGGCTCGTTCGCGTATTAGAATTAAGTTTAAATAACGTAGATATAGACGCAACTTTATCAGTAAATGAAGAACAACGTAATCAAAATAAGTTTCAACAAGGCGATATTATCTGGAATTTATCAACACAAGAGTTACAACTTTGGACAGGAAAAGAATGGATAAGTTTATACGAGCGAAGAGAGCTTGGAGTAGAGGGTGTAGCTTCTTTGGGCAAAGTTACGGTATCTACAAATGGGGCAACCGTAATAACAATATAATGGATAAGGAAAAATTAGTTAAAGAATTAATGTTAGACGAAGGAGTTGTCTATGAAATATATAGGGATCATCTTGGATATCCTACGTTCGGTGTAGGTCACTTAATAACAGAAAAAGATGAAGAGTGGGGACTTGCCGTAGGAACCCCTATTCCTAAGAAAAGAGTTTTAGAGTGTCTTGATAAAGATATTGAGATAGTCTGTACAGAATTAGATAAAAACATGAAATGGTGGAAGGAACTTGATGATGTTCGCCAACGTGTTTTAGCTAATATGGCGTTTAATTTAGGTTTACCTAGATTAAGTAAATTTGTAAATTTCTTAACTGCTGTTCAAGATTCTAATTGGGAAAAAGCCGCTGATGAAATGATGGATTCTAAGTGGGCTAACCAAGTAGGAGACAGAGCAGTTAGATTAAGTAAAAAAATGTTAGAAGGAGAATAAAATGCCTGGAATGAAAAAAACTAAATATGCAAAAAGAGGAGGAGCCATGAAGTCCTCTAAATATGCAAAAAAAGGCGGTGCTAAGAAAAGAAAAATGACACGTAAAAAAAGAAAATAGGTGGCTCATTTAATTAGCAATATTCCACATTTTAAATGTTGGGTGAGAAGGGAATTTACTGCTAATCATGGTAACTACCACGGAGAATTTTTGCATGCTATTGCGTTCGCTGTTAATACTATTCCTGACCGTTCGTTAAGTTTTCAAGTTGTGTTTACAGGTTGTGAAACAGAATACGACGATTGGGAAGAAGGTAATATTCACGGCGGAGCTATGTGGGCAAGAATGCCAATACAAGGTTTAGTAGCCGATATTCCTTTAGAAGAATGGGGTGATCCCATGGAAGACCATATAGCGCAACCATGGGATTGTGAGTCAAGAGATCATTCTGTAATAGTTATGGATAGAGTTAGTTCTAGCCCATGGCTTTGCAAAATAGATGGAAAGTTTTATACTGGTAAATATATGTTTACTGTAGACTATACAAATAATGCGATCGCAGATTGTCCTGCACAACATAAACAGTCTCATGTTTTATACATAACAGAGGACTGTAAATGGAAAGGTAACTTAGTTGCATTACCTAATAATAGAGTAAGAGCAACAAGTCCTGCATTATGGGTAACTGGAGAAGGAGCACCAGATTTTACTCCTTCACAAACGTTACACTCTGCAGAAGGACATGAGAGTTATTTAGACCCAAATATTACTTTTAATAATTTATACGCGGAGGACTGATATGCCAGCTAAGAAAAAGCCAGCAAAGAAAAAGAAAAGTACTAAAAAGAAAGGCGCGACACCTACTAATCCAGCTTTATACGCAAGGGTGAAAGCAGAAGCTAAAAAGAAATTTAAGGTTTACCCAAGTGCTTATGCAAATGGATGGTTAGTGCGTACTTATAAAAAACGTGGAGGCGGTTATAGATAATGCCTAAGAAGAAACGCGACCCTAAAAAAGGTACAGGTAAAAAACCTAAAGGAAGCGGTAGACGTTTATATACTGATGAAAACCCTAAAGACACAGTTAGTATTAAGTTTGCAACTCCTGCAGACGCAAGAGCTACAGTTGCTAAAGTTAAAAAAGTTAAAAAACCTTTTGCAAGAAAAATACAAATACTTACTGTTGGAGAACAAAGAGCTAAAGTAATGGGTAAAACACAAGTAGCTAGTATATTTAAAAAAGGTAAAGAATCTATTAGGAAAGCGAGGAAAAAAAGTGGCTAAACCTAAAGGCGGATTAACAGCATGGTTTGGAAAAGGACCTAAAGGCGATTGGGTAGACATAGGTGCGCCTAAGAAAAAAGGTAAATTTCAAAAATGCGGTAGAAAATCTGCTAAAGGAGGAAGTAAAAGAGCCTATCCAAAATGTGTTCCTAGGTCTAAAGCTAGAAGTATGACAGCAGCACAAAGAAAAAGTGCAGTACGTAGAAAAAGAGCAGCAGGAAATCCTGGTGGTAAACCGACAAACGTAAGAACGTTCGTAAAAACTAAAAAGAAAAATGGCAAGAAAAAAAGCTAAAGCTATTAAAAGAACCACAGGAAAGGGAGGTAATTACCGACCTACTAAAGCTGGTGCAGGCATGACTAAAAAAGGTGTTCGTGCGTATAGGAGAGCTAATCCAGGATCCAAGCTTAAAACTGCTGTAACGGGTAAAGTTAAAAAAGGCAGTAAAGCAGCAAAGCGTAGAAAGTCTTACTGTGCTAGGTCGTTAGGACAATTAAAACGTAGTTCTGCTAAAACTAGAAACAATCCTAATTCAAGAATACGTCAAGCAAGACGAAGATGGAAGTGTTAGATGAAGAAAAAAGGAAGTAAAAGAAAAGGTCTTTGGGCAAATATACACGCAAAAAGAAAACGTATAAAGGCAGGGAGCGGTGAACGTATGAGAAAACCTGGATCCAAAGGCGCTCCTAAAAAGAAACATTTTAAACAAGCTAGAACAACAACTAGGAAACGTAAGTAATGTATGAATATTCTTGTGAAGTTAAAAGGGTGGTGGACGGAGACACTGTGGATGTCGTATTGGATCTTGGGTTTGATATTTCTTATAGCACTAGGGTTCGTCTATACGGTATTGATACTCCCGAGTCACGTACTCGTGACTTGGACGAAAAAGCTAGAGGAAAAATGGCTGGGACTTTTTTAAAAGAAGCTATAGAAGACGGAGAAAAAGTAATTGTACAAACAAAACTTAAAGATTCTAAAGGTAAATACGGTAGAGTATTAGGAGAAATAATTGTAGATGACGTAAATATTAATCAACTTATGATAAAATGTCATTTAGCAGTAGCTTATAACGGACAATCGAAAGAAGATATAGAAAAAGAACATATGTGTAATAGAGATATCCTTATAGAAAAAGGTATATTTAACCCAGAGGAGATAAAATGAAAATAGGTGGTTTATTAAAAAATGTGGTAGGTGCCGTAGCCCCTACTTTAGGAACTGCTCTTGGAGGTCCAATGGGCGGTATGGCAGCTAATATGATATCTGAAGTTTTAGGAGTACCAAACAACCCTAAAGCAATCGAAAAAGCCATAGAGGACGCTACCCCTGAACAAATGTTATTACTCAAAGAAGCTGAACAAGCTTTTGAGTTACAGATGAAAGAACTTGACGTAGATATTTACAAATTAGAAGTAGCAGATACTCAAGATGCTAGAAAAACTTTTAGTAAAGACTGGACAGCTAGGATAGTAGGTGTCTCTGTAGTTGGAGGATTTATGGGTTATATATTTTTAGTAACTTTACAACCTCCAGAACAAAACTCAGAAGCGTTAATAAATCTAGTGCTTGGCTACTTAGGTGGTTTAGCCAGTGCCGTTATAAGTTTTTATTTCGGTGCCTCTAACAAATCAGATTAATGAAAAAACACATCAAAAAATACTCTATATATTTGTTAAGTACATTGCCGTTTTATGTGATGGCTGACCAAACTGGTGATTGCGATGCGGGTACGCAATATTGTGAAGCTAACAGTTTAGATACAACAAACACAACAACTACAACCAACACGAACACAAACACAAACACGAACACAAACACAAACACAAACACTAATACTTCAACTTCAACGAATACAAACACAAACACAAACACAAACACGAACACTAATACGTCAAACAACACTAACGTAAATACAACCACCGCTACTTCAACAGCAACAACAAATAACAGTAATACGAACGTTAATACATCGACTTCTACAGTTAACTCAACGGTTACTCAAAACGTAAATAACACGACTGTTTCGGAAAATACAAATACAAACAATAACACAAATACAAACTACAATGAGTCAACGTCAGAGTCAAACGTAACAACAGAAAACACTAATAACAACAATACTGTTTCTGATAATACTAATAGGAATATAAATGAATCTAATAGTACACAGACCATAAACCAGAACGTAGATACTAAAGCTCCACCTGCCTCTGCTATAGCTCCTAGTATCATGTCTTATTCACAAGACCTATGTACCACGGGAGTATCAGGTGCTTTCCAAGGACAAGTATTTGGTTTATCAGGTGGTAAGGCAGTTAGAGATGAAAACTGTGAAAGATTAAAACTATCAAAGTATTTATACGATACAGGCATGAAAGTAGCGTCTGTAGCCATACTTTGTCAAGACGTAAGAGTTTTTAAAGCTATGGAAATGGCAGGTACACCGTGTCCGTATAAAGGTGAAGTTGGACAAAAAGCCTCACTAGCTTGGACAACGAATAAATCAGATAGACCCGATTACATAGAATTAAAAGAAAAGTACGTTAAAAAATGTAAGACTACTCGTAACGCAAAAGGCAAAAAGAAATCAGGAAGAACTTGTGTTAAGGAATTTTTGGCTAGTTAGTTGTTTATTATTTTTTAATGACTTACAAGCAACGTATACTTACGAGGCTAACCAAGCATTATACGACCTACACCGTAACGCTAATAATTTTCAAGGAGAGTTAGCATACGAAGTTGTAGACGACGGTATCTCTCCTGCGATCGATCTTTCTTTTAACTTCACTTTTTATGGCTCGACTTTTTCACAAGCTAGAATGGCAACAAACGGGTGCTTACATTTTGGCGATAGTGGTGACTATTGTAGCGACTACACTCCAGACCCTATAAATGGACAACATACTTATACGCTATATCCGTTTTGGACTGATTTAATAAGAGATAATAATTCTCGTATGAAATCTTGGGGAGATTCTAGCAAGATGATATTTGGGTGGTATGAGATGCGTGAATATAATCGTGCATCTGATAATAGTTTTGAAATTATACTTTGGAACAATAACTCTTTTGATTTTCGTTATAGAGAATTAGATATTATTAACCATGATGTTTTAATAGGTGAGGTAGGCTCTAATCAAAATAATTCATATACTTATCTATACCATGACGAGTGTAATACAGGCACTACTAATTCTAGCTCATGTGTTAATCAAAACTGGAACGCTACTTCATCTAATATGTTATTAGAAAACGGTGGTAGTTTGTATGGATCGGGTAGCGGTAACGGTGTTGATTGTAGCGACCCTCTGAACGATTCTAGCTGTCCAGGATATGCAGCAGCTTACTTGACACAGCAATGTGATTTAGATTCTTTGTATGACGTAGCTTGTCCTTTGTATTGGGAAGCTTATGACGATCAACAGTGTGATGAAGACCCTCAGTATGCTCCATTCTGTCCAGGCTACCAGCAGGAACAATCAATAGCTTATTACGTTGAACAAGAATTTGATTATGGTTACGAAGAAGATTTTAGTTATGAAGAAGTACAAGAAGAAATTATTGTCTTTGATTACGAAGAAATATTTGTAGAGCCTATATTACAAGGATCTTATGTAGAAGATATTGAGGAACTAATAGAGCTAGACATAATCGAAGAACCTCTCGCTACGTTTCAAGAACCTGTTGTCATAGTTAATTATACTGATTTTATTGCTGAGGAAGTTATTGTTAATCCAGTAGAAGAACTTATACAGCTATTTGAATTTGAAACAATTATCAGAGAGGAACTAGAGCAAGAAACACAAGTAGAGACTATTGAAGTTGTAGAAATAATAGAGGAAGTAGAGGAAATAGTAGAAGTTGTAGAAAACGATGAAGAAGTTATAGAAGAACTTGAGGAAGAAACAGAAGAACTTCTTGCCGAAGAAACCTCCACTAGCGGGGGAATAACCTCTACTATGTTGCGTGTAGTTAACAATACTATAAGAACAGCCTCTGCTAGTTCTAGTTCTAGTAACAATCTTAATACTACAAATAACAATACATCTTCATCTACGTCAGGTATTAGCACCAGTAACTCACCAAGTATGTCGGATCAAATAACATCAGCTAACGCACAAAACAACATGGTTTTATCTTTAAACACAAATGATGGCGGTCAAACACAAAACGTAACTACGATTATTACACCATTAGCTACGTTAGATTCTAGCCCACAGGTAGTTATGGCAGAAGTGCAAGTACAAAATATGCAAGGTGAAATTAGTACAGCAGTGTCAGGTGCAATGACACAAAGCGAAGCAGACCAAATAGCAGACCAAATTATCGCTAATAACATTAAAGAACAACAGGAAGAACTACAAGAAACATCACAAGAAACAGGAGAATACGCTGACCAATCAACCTTAGTTGCTTATTTAGGCTATGTTCCAGCTTTTGAAGTTTATAAAGGTTATGAGATGCCTAAACAAAATACGTGGTATACCCCTAGAGATATATACGCTGATGCAGTTATTAACGACAATACACAAGCCTTTTACGGGTTATCTACGGAAAGTTATAATACATTAAGTGAAATGATAGAATTACAACCAAATTTATAGGAGTTTTTTATGGAATGGTTTGAAAATAAAACTACGCAATTAATTGCTTTAGTTGGTATTGTTGGAACTTTAGCAGGGTTTGGCTACACTGGTGCGACCTACGTTAACAGGTTAGAAAACCTTGAAGCACAGATAGGTGGCATAGGAGACACAGAAGACGCTCAAAAGGTAATTGAAGAAAGATTTGCTGCTATAGAAACATCCGTTGAGTATATTAATAAGTCTATAGATAGCTTGGTCATTCCAGACAACAGCGACTTAAAAGCTAGTATAGCTGGCTTAACTCTTAGTGTTGAACGTTTGCAGGCAGATTTAGAAAAACTAGAGGATAAAGATAAAAACCCTTTAGCAGAATAAATATATACACAGTCAATAATCATGAAGTATAATCGGTCAATCAGTTCTTTACTGCAGCCTTCGGAGACGGCTTTATCCGCTAAATCATAGTGAAAAACAATATGCAGAAATTAAAATGGCACTTTTAGAGACATTAACAGCAATAGGTACGTTTTTAGGCGGTGCAGGAGCCGCTAAAAGTGCTTTTGCCCCTGAGGGTGGGGGTGGCGGCGGCGGTGTTTCTTCAAGAACAGAAACAGGCGGCGGTGGTTTAGAATATACTCCCGTAGGATTAGAAAGTTTAGATATAACTCCTTTTGAATATGAGTTATTAGAGGACATGTTTCGTCAAAAACAAGAAGAACCCCAGCAAATGTATCATGGTGGTCCGCTATATTTAGCAGAGGGCGACGATATTTATAAACAAGAAGTAATAGGGCAAAGACCTGAAGGAATTCTGTCTATTGATACAGAATTTTCGCCTAATATTCCTGATTTAGAAATAGAGCCAGAAGGTGTAACTCTTGAAGATATACAAGAAGATTATGCAGAGATGGTGCGAAAACAAAAATTTCAAGACAAACTTGACTCTATTACACAGATGGGAGAATTATTAAAACTAGCAGGCGAAATTAAGAAAACTATAGACCCAGAGGGCGGAGGAATAAGAGGACAAGGTTCGATAGTTCCAGGAGCAAGCCGAAGTGGTAGAAGTATATCGAACAGAGATTTAAGAATCGCAGGAACTGCTATAAACCCTTTTACGTATCGTTCTATGAAAGAAGGCGGAAAACCTGACGCAGTTTTAGATAGACGAATGTTCGCGGCTAATCCTATGTTAGATGGTGGAGACGTTCAAGGTCCTGGTGGTCCAAAAGACGATTTAATACCAGTGATGGCAAGTAATGGAGAATTTATGTTATCTAAAGCAGCAGTTGACCAAGTTGGTGGTGGCGATCATGCTAAAGGTATAGCTAGATTAGAAGCTTTTAATGAATTAGGAAACCAAAGATATGGCTGATAGAACTACCCGAGAATTTACTACCCAAGCCCCTGCAGGGTATATAGGAGATTTTTTACAACAAGGTATATTTCCTTATTTAGGTGCTTTTTTACAAGACCAATTTAGAAACATAGGCAGACCTGATGCAACTCCATTTACGTATACAGGTGAGAGGGTAGCAAGATTTGACCCTAGAGAAGAATATGCTATGGATTTATCCGATGCAGCTATTGGTTCATATAGACCGTTTATAAGAGACGCGTCAGATATTCTTTCTACAGGTGTACAAGATTTAAGAAACATACAAGGTGCAGGATTAAGCGCATTCGGAGAAGCAGGAGCAGCAGCTGAGGCAGGTCGTGGTGATTTTGACCCAAGTATGGCAACGTCATATTTTAATCCTTTCGAAGATCAAGTAGTACAACAAACGTTAACTGATATTAGTGAGGGATTAGCTAAAAGCGATATGGCTCTTAGAGATAAAGCTGTTAGCGCAGGAGCTTTCGGAGGCTCTAGGGGTAGGTTAACACAAGAAGATTTAGCAGAAAGGATAGGTAGAGGGGCTACAGAAGCCGTAGCAGGTATTCGTGGTAAAGGTTTTCAAGAAGCTATACGTAATGCTCTAACTGGGTTTGAAGGAGCTAGGCGTAGAGACCAAGGAGCAGGACAATTATTTACAGGTATAGGTACTGGTTTAGGAAGTTTAGCTAACGTAGGTGCGTCAAATATGGCACGTTTTGGTATAGGTACTCAAGGTTTAGGTTCTACACTAGCAGGATTACAACAAGCAGATATTAATCGTACCATGGGTATGGGCTCGTTAGGTAGAGGTAGGAACCAAGCGTTATTAGATAGAGCGTATTCAGACTTTGTAGGAACGTACAACTTACCAATGACTACAATAAGTAACGTTGGCTCTGTCTTAGGGGCTCTCGGACCGATGGCAGGTGGGTTTGGGTATGCAGGTGCGAATGCTCCGCAAGATTTTCCTGCAGGAACAGGTGCACCGTTTTATCCAAACACAGGACCAATGGGCACAGTAGGAGCTAATTTTTATGGCGGTGGAGCAAATACTATGAGTGGTTTAGGTTCTCTTTATCCGATGTATGGCTCGACAGTAGGAACACAAACATACGGCATGAATATGCCAATAACGATGGGATAATATGGCAAACGGAAGAAGAGGCGGAATACCGACATTAGGCTTTCCTCAATTTAACGTAGGAGGTCAGGGTGGCGTAATACCACAGTTAAATTTAAGACCAGCACCGATTAACTTCCCTCGACCAAGTGGCGGAGGCGGAGGCGGTAGACAACGAATCAATCCTGCTGTTGCATTTCTTCCAGGAATCGTAGGTGCGTTGAGTGATAGCTTTTTACCGAAACCACAAACATTGCCAACAAAACAAGTTGAAGATCCCTACGAGCAACAAATACTAAACCAAGCTGATCTTATTTACGGACCAGATAGAGCAAATCCCACTCTTTTACAAGAACTTTTACCTGCAGGACTAGACCTTGCTGTTGCTGTAGGACTCGGAGAAGAGCGTGGCGGATTAGAGTACGCTAAACAAAGGATCGCTAAAAGAATAGAAGATAAAGAATATCAAAGAGATTTAGCACTAGAAAAAAGACAATTTATAAACGATAGAACAATCTTTGATGTTCCAAAAGAACAAACTTTTGTAAATCTTACAAAATATAAAAAAGACGGCACAATGGAGTTTCGAGAGGGATATTTTACAAGTAGAGCAGGTTCTGGTCGAGGTGATTATTTTTTAGTAAATGATGCAAAAGACGGATTTCAAAATTTATTAAAGTTTCCAGATGAATACGTAACATTAGATTCTTTTGAAGAACTTAGTAGTATCAATAAAGATCCTAAATCAAAAGACGATGTCAGAGCTTGGTCAACACAACATGCAGCACAAGAAGAAGCAGCAATTAACGTTGCAGAATACGCAGGTTCTGCTTTAGAAATAATTAATAAACAAGAATTAGGAAAGGGTGCTGGCGCAACAATTACAGCTTCCTTCGCAGCTTTTGGTAACGATGTGTTTGCTAATTTTGACGTATTTAAAAATAAATTTGAGAAAAATTTAGGCACTTCGTTTTTTAGCCAAAATGAAAATGGAGGGGGTCGTTCAATCGGGGGTGGCGGAAGTGGTAAAAAAGCGGAAGCTTTATATAATAATCTTAAAACTTTAGATTTAAAAACACTTGTTAATGAACCTGCAGCCGCGGATCAGTTTTTATTACAGGTTAATGATTTTGCAGATGGTGTAGGAGATCCTACACTTCGTAGGTTATTAAGTGAAGTAGCGGGGGATAATGCGATATTAACTGCCCGATTATTACAACTAGCATATTCTGCAGCAGCGACTTCAGGACAAACAGGTCGTACTTTATCAGATAAAGATTTAGCTTTTTTCTTAAAAATAGTTGGTCAAGGTCAAGTTGGACTACAAGACCCTTCAGCTCAAAAAAGAAATTTAGTTAATTATGTTACACAAGTTTTTAGACAAATAGACGAACCTGTAAGAAATAGAATAGGTGGTAGACGATTAAAATCAGGTATTTTTGATGAAAAAGAAAACACAGATGTTTTAAGTATTTATTATGATTTTGATAAAGAAGTACCAGTAAATGAAAGAGATTATCAATTTGTTCCTTTTATAGAAAGACATAACCCTGATCCAAACAGTCCTTTTTATAGCCCAGCTATACAAAGATTTCAAAACGCATTAATAGGCGGTAAAATGGGTACATTAGAAGAAGAAGTACAAAAAGCCGAGCTATTCGGCGATCCAAATAGTTTGCAATTTCAAAGATTAATGGAAGAAAGGTTGAATAGCTTACAATGAATTTAGAACAAACATTACAATATTCACAAATGGTTGCTCAACAGCCGTTAGTAAATCAACCAGACAGAACTTACGGCGATATTTTAGATGAAAATCAATTAACATTTTGGGGTCAATATATGTTTGATCCAGAAGGTGCTGAAGCTTATTACAAAAGTATAGGACAAGAACAACGCTATAAAGATGCATTAAAATCTATTAAAAACGATATACAGTTTTATGATAGAAAGCCTGTAGCTAGAGAAAAAACCTTAACAAGGTTTGAAGAATTTATCGGTAAAGATTTAGGGTTTGGAGATTTAGCACTTGCTGACCGTATATATAGTGATTTTCCTGGAAACGTTGCCCGTAAATCATATGAAAGACCAGGATCAGAAATAGAAGACAGATTAAGAAGAAAAGGTTTTCAACCATATAACGAATATGCTTATGAAAATAAACTTAATCCTTTTAAAGACATAGGTTTTTTAAGAGCTTTCGGACCGATGAAAGATACTCCCAGAAGTGTTAAACAATATTTCAAAGCAATCGGAATAGAAACAACACCTAAATGGACAGATCGTAGATTTCCAGAAGATGGGGTACAAGTTAATCCTTCAGGAGGGCAAGCTCCAGAAGATTATGTATTTTTTGACTCTCCTGTAACCACAGCAAGAGATATTATTGAAGCGGGTGCTATTTACGGACCAGCACTAGCAGGAGAAGTTATTTTAGGTAATAAGGGTTTAAGATTATTTGAAAGTCGGTTTGTAGGTAATATTCCTTCTGCTGCAGGAAAAATAGGACAAGTTTCTGCTCTTGCGGCTTCCAGTGGTTTTGGAGCCGCAGGTGGAGAAGCTGCTCGATTAATGATAGGTTCTTTTATAGGAGCAAATGATTTATCTCTCCCTGAAATAGCTGTTGAAAGCGGTATAACAGGTGCATGGGCTACAGGAGGTACAGCTGTAGTAGATGTTGGGTTAAGGTTTTTGAAAGCTTTGTACAAAACAATGTCTGGAGGTGAAATACCTGCAGGAGCTTTAAAAGACTTAGAAGACATAGCTAATCAATACAGAGACTCAGCAAAAGGTGTTTCTAAACAAAAAGATTTTATTATTGGTGAGGAAATAACAAGCAAAGACATACAGGAAGCTGTATCAGCTTTGATGCCTGATGTGCGTTATGCAATAGGTAAAAACGCTACTTTAGGAACAACAACTTTAGACGAATTAGCTTTTGATTTAGAACTTACTTTTTTAAAAAATTCAGATAACCCTGAATTAAGAAAATTATTTTTACAAATACAACAGGGTGAAAAAGATTTAATGAATAGATTTATTACTGAATTAAACCTACAAGTAGGTAATCAAGTCGATAGCTCGTTATCAGGTACTTTTTTACAAAGAGAGATAGAAGGTATTGGAGGAGATAGAGTAAATATTTTAGAAGCTGCTTCTAATAAAGCCATAAATAAAATAGAAGATATTTTATCTGGTAGAAATGTGTCAGAAGGCGGCACAGCTTTACAAAAAGAAGTTGTGGCTGAAGATTTAGGTTCTGAAACATTTGAAAAAACTAGGTCAAGAATACAAGAAATCATACAACAATATATTAAACCTTTTGACGAAGTTTATAGAGAAGTTTTAGCTTCACCGCGTTACGCAGATTTAACAACAGGAGCGGGTCAAATACAACCAAGTATGGTTGCTTGGAAAAATTTAGGTGCGAAAAGTGACGAGCTTTTTAATGAATTTGGTTCACAAGAAGCCCGAGAACAACTTTATGAACTACTAGGACCAGAGGGTAAAGAAACATTAATAAGACTACAGGGTAGAGAAAGAGTTCCAAAAACTGTTATAAATAAAAAGACAGGACTGCCTCAGGAAATCATTGTTTCAGGTAAGTTTAAAAAACCTAATTTTACTTTACAAGAATTAAATAACGCAAGAGTAAGTTTAAATAATTTTGCGAGTAATACAGGAAATTCAACAGCTGCTGCAGCTGCACGAAATTTAGAAAGAGGTTTAGAGAAACAAATCGATAGATTATTTTTAGAAGGAGCTTCAAGAGAGTCTGGTATACCAATAACTTCTGTCAAAAAAGTTAAAAGTTGGATGGCGGATAATAATTATGGAGTGGATTTAAAAATTGCTTATATGAATAGAACGCAAGCTTTAAAAGAAGCTAAATACAATGCTATAAAACAAATAAACCAAACTAATCCAGAAAACGTTGTAGAATATTTATTTACTACAAATGTTAAAAACTCTGATAAAAACATTGAAGTTGAAAATCTCGTAAATATTTTGAAACAAACAGAAGCACCTGAACTTTTAACATTACAACAAGCAGCTGCAACAAGAATATATAACCAGTCTTTAACTCAAGGAAGTAATGTAGAAAAAGCAAGAAAATTTAAACGATTTTTAAGAGAAAACGAAGGCACAATAAAAGCTTTGTTTCCTGAAGGTCAGTATGGAGACATAGTTAGTTTAAGGGGTTTTGAAAAAAATGTTTTACAACCAATAGAAGAAACCACAAAACAAATAGCAGAACTTGAAGCTAGGTTTGGTAATGAAAATTTTACTAACATAATCCGTGGTTATCTTAATGCAGGAAAAAGTTTTAAAGAAAGTGCTGCAGGAGTAGATAATATTAAATTTTTACAAGAACTAATAGAAACGAATCCTATTATACAAGACCAAACTGCAAGTGTGTCTAAAGCTTGGTTAACATCTAATATTATGAAACGACAGCCTGACGGTACTTATGCGTTAGATCCAGATACATTAAATAGAATAATAACCGATGGGTTTGGACCTCCAGGTTCTCCGAACACTTTTAAAGATTTTTTTGCTCCTCTTATAGGAAAAGAGGGCGATCAATATGTTAAAAATTTAGAAGTTTTAAATACTATCGCTCAAAGAGTTGCAGCTAGAAAACCTGCACAAGAGGGGCTAGATAAAGTAAATTTAGAACCTCAAACAAAATGGTTTGAAAAGGCTTTTATTGCTCCTTTAACACAAACAGGAAGAAGAATAACTGGTTTGAGAAACCTCATAGGTAAAAAATCAGGTCAAGTTTTAGGAGAGGCTCTTGCTGATCCTGCATTGTTAAATAGACTAATAGGTAGAGCTGATACATATGTTAGTGCATTGCGATTTATCCGAACATTAAATTCTATGGACACTGTAGCCTCAAGGGATTTAGCCAGTGATTATGCTTTTTACAGCCCAGAAACTTTAACCTATACACAACCTGATAGAGAAGCTGTAGACTACGGTACACTTAATGAATTTATAATACGTATGCAAGATAAATACGGAACACCTAGTTTCTACGGTTACGGGAGACTAAACTAATGGGTCCAGGATTTGATTTCAATTTAGGTGGGTTTGCAATTCCAGAAATTGACATGGAAGAATTAAATTCAGGTATTGCTGCACAAGTAGCTAAATATCTTGCAGAACAAGATTTAGTAAACTCTACTAATGAGTTTGAAAAAGACGTAGCAGAAAATACTATCGATCAAATTACAGACTATGAAACTGGTATAGGTAGTTTACCGCCTGTTGTTGAACAAGTTATGAAAGAAATGGCACCTACAGATAATGTCATAGAAGCTGTTTCAGATAGAGATTTTGGCTCTCCAATGTTTGCCCCTTCTTTAATAACAGAGCCTGTAGAGCGAATTGATACTTATACTCCCAATTATATGGGAGGTGAGGACGAAAGAGCTGTAGGTAGAGAAAACGAACGTATGGCGTCTATGTCGAACACAGGTATAGCGTCTATACCAACCGCAGCTATGGTACAAAATGTGGTAGGGAGCCCTCCTATAGGCGTCACTCCTGTTGACGGATTTACAGATATACGAAGAATGCCGAACATAGACCCAAACTTTAGGAGAATAGTTCAGTCTCCTGTTAGTAATTTAATAAGACAACAAAGAGCCGCGTATAATTCAGCATTACAAAATCCAGTATACAATCCACAACCTGAAGAAAGAACACCTTATGTTAGACCTATGTCTGCGGCAGAGTTTGGTGCTGTGCCAGCGAAAGATGGAGGTTTACTTAGTTCAGGTTTAGGTGGGTTGCCCCCAATGCAACAAAACGATAAACTAACACAACTATTCGCAAAGTCGTTTAGTCCAAGGAGATAAATATGGCAATGAAACCAACAGAAGAAATAATGATGATGGGTAAAAGAGCAGACGTGCCTATGGGTAATCCAAATGCTAAAAAAGAAGCGCCACGAGAAGCTATGGAGGCAATGGCAGCTCTTATGGGTAATGAAGCTATGTTAGGTTCAAGTATGGATAGACCGATGCCCGCGGACAATAGTGCGTCTATGCAACAAGATGCAGGTGCATTAGCAGAAGCTGTGGTCGGTAGAACAGGAGGAGACGTACAACAAGCTTTAATGTTATTAGATGACGCTAAAGCTATGTTAGAGGCAGCTTCACGTGAGCCTATTAGAGCCGCAGAAGGTAGAACTATGTCTGATAAAGACATGGAAGAAGGTAGAACTATGTCTGATAAAGACATGGAAGAAGGTAGAACTATGTCTGACAGAGATTTAAAACCTATCCCTGAAGGTTCAAAAGGCGCAGGACTAAGAAAATTACCCGAAGATGTTAGAAACAATATGGGCTTTATGGCTACTGGCGGTGGTATTATTTCTAATCAAAAAGCTTTAGACTTTTTTAATTAACCTATCCAGTCCTTCCATTTATCATCACCTAGTACTTCTTGTGCTAAGTTAAGTTTGTTTCGTAAAGCTTTTACAATTTTTTCATCGACAGTATCTTTCGATATTAAATCAATATACGTTACTTTATTAACTTGTCCAATACGGTGAGCCCTATCTTCTGATTGTAGTCGTTTTTCTAAATCGTAATTATTACTATAATAAACAACGTTACTGGCTTGGTGTAGGGTGATTCCGTAACCACCTGTTTGTGTGTTGCTTATTAGATACTGTAGGCTAGAGTTAGGATCTTGAAACCTATCGATAATAGGTTGTCGTTCTTCCTCTGGCGTGCCTCCATAATAAGTAGCTACCGCATCAGTTCCTACAATATCGTTAAGAGTGGTTAAAATACGTTTTATATCGTATTGATAATTAGCCCATATAATTGTTTTACCTTGTATTTCTTCTAATACTTTTAACAACTCTTCTAGTCGATTATTTTTAATTTCTATTTCTTCACCTTGGTCATGTTTTACAAAACCACAAGTAACTTGGTGTAATCGTAATATTTGTGTTAATACAGAATTAACACTAACAATTTCACTAGATTCTAATTCGGCTATCGCATAATCTTTTATTTGGTTATAAACTTTCTTTTGTTCAGGCGTGAGTTCTACTTCTCTTTTTTGATATACTTTGTCAGGTAAGTCTAAACAATCTTTTTTCAAAACTCTGTATGAAAACTG